CTGATCCTTCTGGGAAGGGTGCGTTGCGGGCTCACCGAGCAAAGCAACGGTATTTAACTGAAGTCATTATGCCTCGCCATGGCGAAGACCCTCAACTGTATTTCGCTATCGAATCAAACAAGTATTCGCGGTCCATGTACCGCTCTAACGGGGTTGAATGCCGTGACGCCAACCGCGACGACAACGATCCTTGGAAAACTCTTCTCCCGTAACCCTGCCGCCGGTTAAGGCATGTTGTACGCTGAGGGTATGCGTGATGAGACGATGCCCGACGGAGATTGGGAATTCGACGCTGACGTAGCGGCCGTCTTTGACGACATGCTGGAACGCAGTATCCCTGATTACCGTAAAATGAGGGAAGCGGTGAACGCTATCGCCGCCCCGATGCTTGTCGACCCTGAGAAAAGGTCGCAGGGCGGGGAAAGCCTTAACGCTGTGTTGGACGCTGGTTGTTCTAACGGGTTGGCGTTGGAAGGGTTCGATGTGTTTGCTCGCAAGCATGGGCGTACGATCCCTCGCCTCGCTGGAACCGATGTGTCACAGCCGATGCTTAACAGGGCATTAGAGATGTCTGAAGGCGACAATCGGTACGAGTTTTACCACCACGACTTAAGAGACCACATGCCTTTTGGCGACGGCGAGTTCGATGTGGTATTGTGTGTGTTGACGCTTCAGTTCGTGCCTGTGGTTCACAGGTTACGGATCCTCGACGAGTTCTACAGGTTGCTTCGCCCCGGTGGGCGCCTCGTATTTGTTGAGAAACTGGTAGGCGACACGGAACAACTTAAGGAAGAAATGATTTGCATCTACCATAACCATAAACGAAACATGGGTTACACGGAAGAGCAGATCGAACGGAAACGGCTTAGCCTCGACGGGGTAATGGAACCCTTGTCGGAGGGCTGGAATAAACATTTATTAAACCAAAGCGGATTCACCCACCATGAATGTTTCTGGCGGTGGATGAACTTCGCTGGATGGGTAGGAATCAAATGACCGAAGAAGCAGCGGATGAAACCCCGCCACGCAAATACAAACGAGTTTTGGACCCCGAGTACACTCCCCCGAAAATCCAGCGTTCGCTTCGCACTGGCTTGACCACGCCTCGGGTCAAACTCGAAGGCATCATTAAACTCATCGGAGCCGGCAACTACAGAAAAACCGCTTACGAGGCTTACGGTATCAACAAGCAAACTTTCTACAGATGGATCCATGAAGGCGAAGAAGCCCGAGAGAAACTCATGCAAGGCGAAAAACTCGACGGCACCAGCGAAGAATGCTTATGGTTCCTCAACGAGTTAGAAAAAGCATCAGGCAAATCCGAAGCAGCGTTAGTGACACGCTGGTACACGGAAGCCGTAGATGGCGATTGGCGGGCCGCTGAACGGTTCCTCGCCAAAGCATTCCCTCAACGCTGGTCCGATCCGGCAACCCGGTTGGAGGTCACGGGGGCTAACGGTGGGCCAATGACTCAGATTACTGCTACCGTGCATGTAGACGCCGAATCTGACGCATTAAGACAACGGAAAGTGTTGGAAGCACTTGTAGACGCCGGTGACCTCCCTATGGAAGTCTTGGCAGCAATAGACGGAGAAGACAATGGATCAGAAGACGAAGGAAGCATTATCGAGGCTGATATCGTACAAGAAGCCGTGCAACCTGACTCTCCCGCATGAACCCCACCCGAAGCAGCAAGCATATTTAACTTGGTCTTCGACTAGGGAAGCGTTATTTGGCGGAGCGGCAGGCGGCGGCAAATCGGATACTTTGCTGATAGCGGCACTCCAATACGCTTGTGTCCCCGGTTACTCTGCTCTTCTTTTACGCCAAACGTACCCTCAGTTATCTGGGCCCGATGGTTTTATCGACCGTTGCCAAGAATGGTTCAGCGGGCAAAACGTTGATTATAATGTTACGAACAAACGGTTCACGTTTGATTCTGGGGCGACACTCACGTTAGGGCATTGCGAACGAGAAGAAGACCGCTACAACTTCCAGTCGTTTGCTTACCAGTTTGTTGGGGTAGACGAGTTAACGCAGTGGCCGTCTGACAAAGTGTATTTGTATATCGGGTTTTCTCGTGTCCGTAAAATCACCAGCCACGACAAGATTCCTCGCTGCCCTAGTTGCGGCATGTCGGTTGCTGATATCCCGTTGCGTGTCAGGGCTGCAACGAACCCCGGTGGTCGAGGCAACGACTGGGTGTACGAACGGTTTATTCTCAACAAGGGTGAGGAACGCAAGTTCATGCCGTCACTTATCACCGATAACCCTTCGTTGGATGCCGTCGAATACAAACGTAGCCTCGCCGAATTGGATGCTGTGGAACGAGCCCGCCTACTGGAAGGCAACTGGGAAGTTTCAGAATCGGGCGGCATGTTCGAAGCCGACTGGTTCGACGTCATTGATTCCCCACCGTCGAATGTTAAGAAAGTCCGTTACTGGGATTTAGCAGCAACCGCTCCAGCAAAAGGAAAGAACCCTGATTACACAGTTGGGGCTTTAATCGGGATAGACGACGGCCGGTACTATGTTTACGATATTCAACGCATACGCGGCACCCCCGGTGAGGTACAAAACCTTGTGAAACGCACCGCTGAATCTGATGGCCCGTTGGTAGATATCGTCATGGAACAAGAACCCGGTTCTGGCGGTGTCAACACGATCGACCATTACGCCCGCACTGTTCTCGTCGGGTACGTGTTCAAAGGGGTGCGCCCTACTGGTAACAAAGTAGAGCGAGCCCGTGTAGCGTCGTCGGCGGCCGAAATGGGCAACATCAAGTTGCTGCGTGGCCGGTGGAACAAAGCGTTTGTAGATGAGTTGGTCCAGTTCCCTAAGGGCGCACACGACGATCAGGTAGACGCTTTGTCTGGTGCTGTGAATAGTCTTGTGTCTCGCAAACGGAAAGTACGGATCATTGTCTGACGAGCCAAACCCGTTCGAAATGCAACGCCGTATCGACAAAGCAACCCGCATAGCCGACGTAGCGGAACAGCAAGGGGTCACAGCAGACGAGTTGGCTGACCAGTGGCCTAACCGTAAATATTGGGCGACAACTCATAGGATGAAACCCGCTTCGAAAGAAACATGGGACATGGCTGTCGGGTTACTTGCGGAAAGAGAAAACTATGAAGGGGAAAGCGGGTTAGGTGACCCTCGTGTTGTTCAACAGTTGGCGGCTATGGCTGTACGGGTAACAGAAACCCTTGCCCGCCACAACGTTGACTCAACCGACATGGAGAAGTTGTCTCGCCGTGAGAAACGCCAAGCAGCCCGCATGGCAGGAGCCGAAGACGATAAACTCGTATTTGATCTCGCTTCCCGGTTCATGGAATACAGGGAAGAACACCGGTTGAAAGGAACCAAATGAACGCCCCATCCGTATATCAAACAATGGATTTGTGGACTGCTGAGCAATGCGAAATAGTTAAACGTGTCGCTTTAGAAGGAGAAGCCCACGAAGCAACCGTTCAACAAGACGGCCAATCAGGGGCCCGCTCTGACATCAGGTCAGCGACCCGATGGTTCATCGACGGAGCCCACCACCCTGAACTCGTTGGCGAACTCTGGCATGCCTGCCGACGATACAATATTTGGGGATTCGACATTGACCAACTACCCGGTATCGAAGTGATACGGTACCTGCCCGACGATTTCTATACACGACATACAGACTGGGGGGGGACTTACACTCGCCGTAAAATCTCGTCTTCAGTTCAACTCTCCGACCCTAAAGATTACGAAGGCGGCGAAGTCAATTTACACATAGGCCCCGAAGACGACCAAGCATCGCAGGTACAAGGCGCAGCAACAATGTGGCCTTCGTGGACGCTTCACAGCGTCAACCCGGTAACTAAAGGGGAACGCTGGTGCGCTGTCGGCTGGGTATTGGGACCTTTGTTCCGCTAATTGTTGCGGTAATACTGTTCCCTAGTGATGCAATCCTGAAAACTATCTCTCGATGGCAAACGAAACGGTTTGCTTTTATCGATCACGATGTTCGCCGGTGACGCAGCCCGTTCCGCTTGACGCTTCTCATGGCTGCGGCGCTTCACAGCGACACTACGAGCCTGCTTACAATCATCGCACCGGCATCCCCGTACATACGACGCTTCAGTACCGGTACATTTGTTTTCAGTCATGGTGCCTTAAGAGTTAAGAGAGTAAACCAGCGACAGTTTCCGCTTGGTCAGCGAGGTCGAGCATACCAGTCATGCGAAATGTTTCAGCCATGCTTTCCAGTAAATCCCGTACCGCTTTAACAGTATCTACAGCCACTTCACACATTTCAGGAGCAGCAGGCGGCTTGGGTGAACCCATGTACGCCGGTGTTTCCATGATTTCGCTACGCATACCCTGAGGCAGAATAGCGGACCCTTGCTGAAAATCCGGGTGAAATACGTTGGGGAACTTTTGACTAGACATTTATGTTTGCTTTCCGCACCGACCAAACAAGACCGTTGCTTCCGAACATGCCGATAACTTTCTCTCGTTGTAGGTAACCAACAAGGACTCTACCAACAGCGTCACCTGACGACAGGTCAAGCGTATTATATTTCGGCGACCACTTAACGACCGCTGCCCCATCTGCTGCCGAGAAGCAAGCAAACGAAGGAACAGTGTCCCAAGCGGCCGCTGTTGAACGACCAAACTTTATACTCTCAGACGCAGAAGCATCAGGGAGCGGGACCAGTAACGCAACATCAACAGCGTTCCTGTCTCCTAAACCAAACACTCGTAGCGATTGATTGGGTGTGTCTATCGTGTACCGCATAAGCACCTCCGAACATATAGATGTCCTGTCCCTCAAATAGTAGTGTAAGTCCGCGCAAAAAGCGAGCAGGGTGGTCAACCTATCCGAAAAACCATGCAAAACTAGAACTCCATGGAAGGACCCGTAGTTGAAAAACGCATCCCCGATCAACAAAACTCATGTACCCGCAGGGACTGAAGAGGCGTTCCAAGCGTTTCTGGCTTTACTCGAAGGGGTCGAAACAAGACTCGCGGTTACTAACCAGAGCCAAGCACCAACTGTTAAACCAGTTAAAACAGCGGCGACCCGCCTCCTAAACCGAGTGCCCGTCACACGCAACCACATGGGGTGACCTTCCACACCTAAACGGCCACGCACTGTACACTTACAGGTATGGCAACACCAAACGAACTCTGGGTCAGCCCCCTGTCCGACAAGCCCACGGCTTGGACAGTAGAGGCCGACAACACGATTACCGAAAACAATGTACCCGCAGGTCAACGCTGGGATATTGCCGTAGACATGGTCGACGGTGTAATGACCCGAGACCAAGCCGACGTTATCCGTGACTTCATCTGCGAACAAGTAGAACACGGAACCCTCGACGCTGTTTGCGGCCAAGGAATCCAATACCCAACAGGCGGCAGCCCCGAACTAAAACAATACTTAGTGTATTTGCGTTGCTGGACCGACGAATGCGGTGTCGAAGTCCGCGCCCACATGGGTGTCTCTTCGTCCGTTAACTGGGTAGACGGAAGCCCGCCGCAGGCGTCCCCTGAAGACCTACCTTCTACTATTACCCTAGAGGAGAGTAACAGTAACAGTGTGGGTGTGGTTGGTGACGATGAGGTTCCTGTTTGGTGTGATTGCAGGCAGGATTGTGTTTGTTTAGCCAGTGATTGTGTATGCGAAGAAGAAGACGACGACGGGGACATCGATGATGCCTGAGCAAGAACTCAACGCCCACGCAGTAACACTAGCGATACTAGGAGAACGCCTAGAATCCATCGAAGACAAACTAGACACAATCACCGACAACCAAACAAGAACAATCGCCGACCTCGAACAACGCATACGCACCGTAGAACGCTGGATGTACACAGTACCCGCAACCCTACTCACCGCCATCGCAGCAGCAGCCATAACCCTCACAAACAGTATATAAACAACACACAAACAAAGTAAACCACCACTAGACCCCACCAGAAAAACAACACACCCACACACCCCACACACAACAAAACAAGCCAAAACAAAACAAAAAACAACAAAACAAAACAAAAAACCATCCCTTCACGGGCTTGTGTGGGTGGCTGGTTTTTTTGGGAGATGATGGTTATGGATTTTCGTGATTTGGGTGAGAGGGTTTTGGCTACCTTTGTTCAGGCTTCGTTGGGTGCTTTGGGTACTAATGGGGTGTTTGATTTGGGTGTTGATTCGTGGAAGTTGGTGTTGATGGCTGGTGTTTCGGCTGGTTTGGCTGTGTTGAAGGGTGCTGCTGCTGCTCGGTTGGTTGGTGTGCGGGGTTCTTCTTCGTTGGTTGGCTGATTTTGTTAGTTTTTGGGTTTGGTTTGTTTTGGGGGTTTTGTCTCGTTTTTTGCGGGGTTTTACTTTTGGAGCGTTTTGTGTTTCAAGTTGATTCGCGGTTTTTCTCACAGCGGATTCACACGGCGGTTACGTCGTGGCGCTGTAAACCCAGATTCACACGCAAACCCTGAGATTCACACGCAAACCCAGAACGTCGACTGCAAACCCTGAGATTCACACGCCTCCCCGAGTGGCCCCCTGCATACCCAGATTCACACCTGCCCAGTCGCCGTCTCCCTTC